GCTGCGCTCATCGGTGAGCAACAGATCCCCGCATACGACCTCACGGTCAGAGTTTCAACAAGGAGAAACTGAAAATGGCAACAACCACCGTGCTGAGCCAACCGGCTCTGCTCATCAACTCCGTTGACTACAGCGACCAATGCACTTCAGCGGTCGTCACCATCAACTTTGAACAGCTCGAAGCAACCTCGTTTGCTGACGGCGCACGCAAATACACCGCCGGCCTCGGCAACCACGAAGTGACCGCAACGCTCATGCTTGCCTACGGCACCTCAGAGGTTGAAGAGAACCTGGCTGCTCTTGTTGGCACCACAACCGACGTTGTTGTGTACGCCACCTCGAGCACCACGCCAGGCGTAGCCAACCCCGAGTACACCTTCAGCGGCATGTATCTTTCAAGCATCACGCCAATCAACGGTGCGCTCGGATCACTCCAAACGATTGATTTGACGTTCACCGGCGGCACCTACGTGCGCGCCACCGTCTGACCGACACTTAACCTGAAAGCACCGACATGCAATTAACAATTCAGGTCACCACAGCGGATGACCAATACCAAGTAGACACCAACCTATTCACGATTGTGGCATGGGAAAGAAAATTCAAAACGAAAGCCAGCAACCTAGCGCAGGGAATCGGCATGGAAGATCTCGCCTATCTTGCATACGAATCATCGAAACAGCACGGCCACGTCGTTCCAGCCGTGTTTGATGATTTTGTGAAGAAGGTGGTGAAACTCGAGGTGATCGGGGATAACGACGAACGCCCTACGAACGAGGCACCCACCGACGAGCACTAGCAGAACTCCTGTTAGCCGTCGGTTGGTGGCCTCATCACATCGAGTTTGATACAAGAGACCTATTAACCGTAAATGACGTAGCGAAAGAGAGGAACCGTGCTCAAAGGCGTTGACATCGACACCGAGGGCATCGGCGTACTCGTTCGCTACCTGCGCAAAGTCGAACCCGACCTAGCGAAACAGCTGCCAAAAGAAATGCGGCACGTAGCAAAACCGATCGTGTCACGCGCACGCGAACTTGTACCGCAACCCACAGCCCTAACTAACTGGGGTAAATGGACATTGGCACGCTCAAGCGGCGGCGATCGTGCCTGGACAAAAAAAGCAACAACCGGCATCGTTGCACAAACCGACGTACGAGCACTCGGCCAACAAGGCCAAATTAATCTGTTGTCAATCGTGCAAAAAGATCCCGCTGGCGCAATTTACGAGAACGCTGGCCGGCATCCGCAGGCAGATTCTGCTCGAGGCCGTGCATTTATTCGGAATCTCAATAACAAACACGGTCAATCACCGCGCACACTTTGGCCGGCTGTTGAGCAAAACCTGTTTTATTTGAATCGTGAATTACAAGACGTAATCGATCGGTGGTCGGCCGAACTCGAGAAAACATTGAAGGCTGCATGACATGGCACGGATACCGTTAGTAACCGAGTTTGAAGGCAAAGGCCTTGACCGTGCCATCAAAGAATTTAAAAAACTTGAAGGCGCAGGCGCAAAAGCCAGTTACGCACTTAAACAGGCGTTCGTACCGGCCACAGCTGCGTTAGCCGGCCTCACAGCGGCCGCAGGTCTATCCGTTAAGGCAGCGATTGAGGACACGGCACAACAGGCCGAACTGGCACGGACACTTCAAGCCACTACCAAAGCGACTGAAGCACAAGTAGCGGCGGTTGAGGCGTACATTGCGGAAACCGAGAAAGCGGTAGCGGTATCTGACGCAGAACTTCGGCCGGCGTTTGCGAATCTTGTTCGTGCAACGGGTGATGTAACGCAGGCACAAGAACTGATGACGCTTGCGCTTGATGTCGCTGCGGCCACCGGTAAAGACCTTGAAACAGTTACTGAAGCCCTACAGGAAGGGTTTCAGGGCGAAGTAGGCCCACTTAAAGAACTTGACAAGTCCCTTACGGACATGATTGCTAGCGGCGCAGATGCCGATGAGGTCATGTCACAGCTAGCCAAAACGTTCGGTGGTGCCGCACAGGAATCAACCGAAACACTTGAAGGCCGCTTCAAGTTAATGAAAATCGAGTTGGACAACGCCAAAGAAGCAATCGGCATGGCGTTGCTACCCGTACTTGAGGAACTGTTACCGATACTCGAGCGGGTCGCTGGTTTCATTGGTGAAAACACAGATCTGATTGTGACGATCGGCGCTGTCGTTGCAACGTTTGCTGGCGCAATTGTTGCGTTGAACATTGCGATGGGCATTTACAACACGGTGCAAGCCGTCACAGCTGCGCTCAACGCCGTGCTTGCCACATCGTTTACCGCTCTTTGGGTTGCTACAGGTATCGGCATTATCGTTGCGATTATTGCGGCCATTGTTGTGCTGCAAATGAAGTTCAACATTCTCGGCAAAGCCGTCAATGCTCTCAAGTATGCGTTTGAGTTGGCGTGGGATGCCATCAAGTGGGTCATCAACAAAATCATTGACGGCATCAACAAAGTCATAAACATACTAAACAAGATCCCTGGCGTTGACATACCTGAACTAGGTCATTTAGGAGACCAAGCCCAAGAAGCCGCCGTGCAAGCACGCTCATTAGGCGATCAAATCAAGAACGCTGCACTTAAAGCCGAGTACGCACGCGAACCGATGGGCCGTTTTGAGATCTCAATTCGCAACGTAAAAGAAGAAACAGAGGAACTAGAACGATCAATTGGTCGTGTTGATGTCGCACTTGACCCGCTTAATCAAGGCATTGAAACAGCGACAACACGCCTTGACAGATTCTTCGATTCGCTTGACCAGCAAGCAGCAACTGAAGAATTTGTGGAGGATCTCAAAGACATCGCAGAAAAACTTGCTGGCGTTACTGAAGGTTCAGAGGCTTGGCAAGAAGCACAAAACGAGGCGTATGAAGCACTACGCGAACTACGAGAAGAACGCGAGGATCTATCCGACGCGTTTTTTGAGGTGCTCAAACTAGAAATTGACACAGGCGACCTTGACCGTGCCTACACACTCATGCAACAGGTAGACGCATACTTGAAAAACAATTTTGCGCCCGGCTTTCAAGGCCTCAACGTACCAGTAACCGGCGCAGACCTCATGGAACAATTCGGCGTTCTTGTACCAAAGTTCGCTGATGGCGGCATCGTGACTGGCCCTACATTAGGCCTAGTTGGTGAAGCCGGCCCCGAAGCGATCATCCCGCTTGACCAGATGGGCCGCATGGGTGGCATGAACGTCACGATCAACATGCCGGCCGGTAGCAACGGCGATGACATCGTTAGAGCACTTCAAAACTACAGCCGGCGCAATGGTGCCGCCCCTATTCCTGTGACCTCAAACGCAAGGTTCTAACATGACAGCGTTCGCAGGTTGGCAAATAGATCTCATTGATGGGACAGGCGCAACGGACATAACCTCATTTGTGCAAGGTTTCAACATTCAATGCGAAGCCAACATTGGTCGTTTTAGCCCCACAAACGTTGTATTGACACTCAACAACGATGGCGGCGATTTCACGCCGGCCGAAGGCGGCGGAACAGGCACCTACGCCTCAATCGATTGGCTAACAAAAGCAATCAGAATTGCACCATCGGCCGACACCGCTCGTTTCACAGCGCACGTGTTCGTTTCTGATTTCAAAATGCGTGATAACGGCACCGCCTCATCAGTACAGCTCACTTGTGAAGATTGGTTGTCGCTGGCCTCAAGCGAACTGTTCGACATTACAGAAAACACCACAACAACCGATTACGCCAATTTCATTGACAACGTTTTAGGTGGCGCATCAGGTTTCGGCCCAGGCGCAACACTTCCTGACTACGGCCAACCCACATACAGCAAAGCCATATTTATTACCGATACAAGCGACCCCGTTGCAGACCAACTTGCCAGACCGGCCGCATCAAACGTCAGCAGCCTCGACTACATAAACGAAGCAGTTTTTGGTGGCTATCCATCAATAATCATTCCAACGGAAGCCGCAATAGCCGGCACCACCGTTTTTTATTTAGCAACAGCACTTAATCGCACAATCACATACAACAACACATTTCGCATTCCTGTCGCATTCTCGGACAGCCCGACAGGCACAACACTCGCATTCGCAGAACTTGACCCCGGCTTCAACTTTGGAGAAATAACAAGCACCGCCACCGTGACATCAGGCATAACCGGCATCAACAGCCAAACCTCAACAAATACCGGCACCGGCAACAGCTACGGCACACGCGCACGTTTCTACAACAACACCGGAAACAACACCGAAACCGACAACGGCAACGACGCCGGCGCACTCGAAGCCGCAGAATTCTGGACAAAACGACAAGGCAACCCCAGATACATACCACGCCGGCTCACAACGTCGATTGAGTTAATCGACGACCGTAACGGCACGGCAGCTGCAACAACGCTCATCAATTTGATGGCCGCTGTTGACGGGCTGTTTCAGCCGTGCGATATCACGTACACACCGACCGGCGGCAGCCAAGTCACAGCAAACTGTGTGATCTCAGGTCGCACTATTCAAGCAACACCAGGCCGCACAACAATCACTCTCGATTTGTTGCCGGCGCAGGATTATCAGTCGTTTGTGTTGGATTCGGGCACTCTCGGCGTGTTGGACACGAACAGATTAGGATAACAACATGAGTCTTTTAGGCACGTTTAGCAGCGGTGATGTGCTGACCGCCGCAGAACTAAATCAGTTCAACAATGTAACAGCGTTGTATGACACAAGCAGCCAAAACACAAACGGATTCACGTTTATGTATGCGTCGTTTGGTGCTGGCACCGAGTTATGCGACCCGTCTGGTTGGCATAGCACGACGACAAACCCCAGCCGAATCACACCCGATATCGCAGGGACTTATCTTGTTACAGGCACCGGGAATTTAGAAACGACATCGTTCTCATCGTCTGCTCGGTTTTATCTCTCGATACAAAAAAATGGTTCAAATTATCAAGAGGTGAACATGTGGGCTAATAAATACCCTTCGACCTCAATTGCAACTGTCGTAAATATGAACGGCACTACTGACTATCTTGAATTGGTTTTGTTTCAAGATACAACGACGACAATTGCGAGTATAAGACGGACATTTAGTTGCATGTTGTTGAGGGCATCATGAATCTACGCATACCAGAAATCGCTGAACCCACCGACGAGCAATGGATCGAACTCATGCGTGCCCGTCGTGACCGCCTACTAGCGGACTCGGACTGGACACAAGCAGCTGACAATCCAACAGGCAACGCGCAAGCATGGGCGACATACCGACAGCAACTGCGTGATTTCCCAGCAACTTGGACACCTGGCGACACCGCCGAGTTTCCTGAGCCGCCGGCATGATTCGCGCAACTATTCTTGTATTTGTTGGCATAGCGATTACCGCTATCGGTATTTGGGGCTTGCAGGAGTGAAATATGCGCTCGCCGCAGCTGCACTTGTTATCATGTCGGCCTGCGGGTATGACGGCGGCTACCGCTACCCATGTCAAAACCCTGACAACTGGGAACTTGAGGACTGCAAACCACCAAAATGTACGGTATGGGGAACCTGCCCCGATGACCTTGTACCGTCGTGTGGCGCGATGATGGGTACAGATTGCAAAGGTGTGTAAATGTTTCGACCATCCCACCGTTACACAGCTGACGAACTAAAAGCCCGCCTCGTTTTTGTTGTCGGCTGTTCCCTTGCGTTCGCTTTCGTGCTCGCAATGGCCGTCATTCTTTACGGCCTACTGTTTGTTACACAACCAATCGAATACCAGTCACCAAACGACGCAGCCGCATGGGGCGTACTCAACCCGATGGTGCTGTTCCTAACTGGCGCACTTTCAGGTGTGCTTGCCTCGAACGGCTTGAAAGGAAAAAAAGACAATGAATAACGAACAACTACGTGACTACGCAGAACGAGCCGTCGCGACCGCTGTACAGGCCGGCATCGCGTCATACATGGTTGGTGCCGGCTGGAAAGCCGCCGGCGCAGCTGCAATCGGCGCAGGCCTCGCGGTGGTAAAGGCTGCAACTAAGCAGCGTCTAGCGAAGCCTAAGGTGGAAGCATGAGACCGTACACAGGCACAGACAAAATCGCTTCAGGTAAGCGTGCAGGCACCGAAGCGTTCGTTGCCGCCATCCAAAACGCCTCGGGCCGGCAGGTGTGGAACAACGGCACCTTCGGTGTACGCAAAAAGCGTGGCTCACAATCATCAAACCTGTCTGGCATGTCGGTACATGCAACGGGCCGTGCCGCCGATTTAAGCCGGCGTGCATGGTCTGGCCGGCCTGGCTGTTCCCGTGCAGACCTTGAGAAGGTTATCGATTGGCTGGTGTCGATCGCTGACGACATCGGCCTCGAGTATTTGGCAGATTATGAGTATGGCTCGGGTGGGCGTGGTTGGCGTTGCGACCGTGACGACTGGAACATCTACAAGCCAGGCGTCATCAAAGGCGGCGGCAGCGGCGATTGGATTCACATTGAACTGGATAACGAGCACGCCGACGCTACCGACTGGGTAGATGCCGCTATGGCATTGTTTCCGCTCGGCAACCACGTACCAGCCGAGGACACCAAAACGGGTTGGAAAACATGCCGGCTCGGTGACTCTGGCGACAACGTACTTGCCGTGCAAGAAACGTTGAAGGCAGCTGGTTACAAAAACTCGACCGGCAAAAAACCAATTGCCTGCGATTCCGAATTTGGCGCAACGACCGACAAACGTGTCAGGCAATACCAAAAGGATCACGGCTTAACTGTTGACGGCATTGTCGGCCCACAAACCGCCGGCCACATGCAAATTGCTTGACAATGTGACACCCTGAGCGCATAATGAGGTCTCCAGCCAACAACAAAAGGAGACCAAACATGCGTGCAATAGCTGCGCTTATTGTCGCTACGGCGGCATCGCTTTACGGGCTGTACGGCCCAACATTCGTACCTGAACTACCACCTAACACGACGGCAACCGTAGAACAGGTACAGTCGGCACCGACGATAACTGGCGTTGTTACGGTGCCGACACAATCGCCCTCGGATGACGAATTGATTCATACCAATGTCCTCGAGGAGCCGGCGACGACCACCACTTCACCTACTTTGGCCTCCGTTGGCTGGAGCGGCAAATGTGTGGAGTGGTGGTCAACCGCTATGCGTATGGGATGGCCCGAACACCTATTGCCCACGTTGGGCGAGGTGATGTGGAACGAATCACGCTGCCAATCCGACGCACACAACAAACGCTCAGGCGACTACGGCCTTACACAAATCAACTGGGGCTACCACGACCAACGCACCCACAGCTTCGGCTACACCAAACTCGATCTGTTTGTGCCGGCCGTCAACCTGATGATTGCCTACGACATTTACCTTGACGCACTCTCAACCAGCCCTGATTGCGGCTGGTGGCCCTGGGCCGCATCTGGCAACTACTGCGGAGGCTCACGATGAACCAGCCAACCCTATTTGACCAGCCAACACCGTTTGAGCGAGGCATGGCCGGCTCAGCAAAAGCCGCACGCAAATGGACAGACGACCAAATCGCCCAAGTAGACCGAGCAATCAAACGAGTCGCCTACTTCATGCCACGTTGGACAGTTGACGACGTATGGCAACAGCTGCCCGCCGACTTCCCTGTCAACAAAGGCATCGGTGCCAGGCTCAACAAAGCAGCACGCGCCGGCATGATCCGTTCCACAGACCGCACCCGAATCTCAACACGAACCAACGAACACGGACACGGCCAACGCCTGACTGTGTGGGAAACCATAGAAAGGCCGGCCGATGGCATTTGATCTATCTAACTACCAAACTGTTGCTGAACGCCTGCACCTATGGCTTCAGGCTTGCAAAGGCCTCGAGGTACAGCCACGCGTCATTACTGACCTTGTAGAGCGTTCAGAAGGCTGGTGCCTATTCAAAGCATCGCTCTATGAGAACGATGTGCTGATTTCTACAGGTTGGGCAGAAGAACACGCCACAGAACGAGGCGTAAACGCAACCAGCCACGTAGAAAACTGCGAAACCTCAGCAGTAGGCCGAGCCTTAGCAAACGCCGGCTGGGCCGGCTCCGACCCTGCTCGGCGTGCATCACGTGAAGAAATGACAAAGGTGCAACGCAACAACCCGATCACCGGCGCACCACCACAACAACGCACACAACAAGCAACGCCGGCCGGTTCTCGAGCAAGACCGACCGAAAAGATGCAAGGCTTTCTAGAGATTCTGAACGCACGGAAGGGCAACCCAATACCGGACAACGAACTTGTTGAGATTCTGCGCAGCTACGACCTGACCAAAACGAAGATTGACGAACTCAAAGAAATGGAAAATGTGAGATGAATAAACAAAATCAAGACAAGCAACAAGAAATAGCGAGTTTTCTAGATGTTATGTATCCCGATGAGTGGGATTTGTTCTCACAGCGAGAAGCCAGACATGAAGTTGAACCCAACTATTGGGCGACAACAGTTCCACCAGACCAATTAATCGATCGAGCCGCAACCATCGACGTATGTATGGAAATGATCTCAGAAGAAAAAAGCGTGGTGACACGCGTCATGCTCGCCCAATGGGTAGCAGCTGAACTTGGCGGCCCTTGCGACCTGCTAACAGGCATTGCATTACGTGGTGGCTACAAAGCAATCGAATGAATGAGGCCGCATTTCAAACCTGCGTCATGGATCTGGCGAAATGGACAGGCTGGAAAGTGTTCCACCCACGCACCGTCAAAACCGATGGTGGGCGCCATTTGACCGCATACCAGGGTGATCGAGGCTTCCCAGACCTCGTACTCGTACACAAACAACGTGGCGTGCTGTTCGTCGAACTCAAAACCGACACAGGCCGGCTAAATCATCATCAAGAAGAATGGGGCCGGCACCTAGTCGCTGCAGAGGCCGAATACTACGTCTGGCGGCCTAGCGACTGGGAAGAAATCAAAAAACGACTGAGAGGAAAACAATGAGCAAAACAGATACCGATTTGCTGTACGAGGCAGCTGAAGCCATTGATCGAGCCAGCCGGCGCATCAAAGAATTAGAAGCCGAACTGTGCAATTTGCGTGCCGAATTACAGGCCCAGCAAACTTGTTGCACTTGCAAATGACCCTCAAGCCTTGAAATGAACACCGCACCGCGACTAGGTTTCCCAGCCTCACTAGACTCCCACAACTTACGTAACAGACACTCGGGCGCGTTACCCACCGTAAAAAACCGAGAACTGTTGCAAGAAAGTGACACGCCGAGCCTGAGGTACGAAGGCGAAGGCGTAACCCTTTGCCAAGCATGCAACGGCCACAGCTACATCAGACTCGATGAGCACCACCTTGAGCAATGCGTGTTCTGCACATGAACTTCGGCTCACTCTTCTCAGGCATAGGCGGCCTAGACCTTGGACTAGAACGAGCCGGCATGACCTGCCTTTGGCAATCAGAAATCAACCCTTACGCATCACGCGTACTAAAAAAACATTGGCCGGCCACACCGAACCTCGGAGACATCAATGACATTGACTGGCGAACCGTACCCACAGTTGACCTTGTTTGCGGCGGATACCCCTGCCAACCATTCAGCTACGCCGGCTCAAGAAACGGCACAAACGACCCCCGACACCTTTGGCCACGTTTCGCCGACTGCATTCGCATACTTCGACCACGATTTGCGCTGCTGGAAAACGTTACAGGGCACCTTTCTCTCGGATTCGGAGATGTCGCAGCCGACTTGGCCACGCTCGGGTACAACGCACAATGGGATTGCATACCAGCGGCAGCCGTCGGCGCTCCGCACCTGCGCGATCGAATATTCGTTATCGCTACACGAAACGATGGAATGGACACCTACAGCGACAGCGAACCAAATGTCTCCCTCAATGCAGCCACGCAACCCTGGCCTACGCCGATGGCCTACACCGACAGCTCATTTAGCGAAAGAGAATGCAAGCCCGTCAGAAGGCCGGCGCAACGAACCAACGCTCACATTTCAAGCGTTACAAGGTCAAACTGGACATCTGAACCCAACGTGGGTCGAATGGCTAATGGGATTCCCCATCGGATGGACAGACTTAGAGCACTCGGAAACGCCGTAGTACCACAAGTAGCCCAACACATCGGCCACATCATCATGGACATGGCATCGTGACATGGAGAAACCACGCACAATGCAAAGGCCTCACACACCTATTCTTCAGCAAACGCCCAACAGAACGCCGAAGAGCACACAAACTCTGCGAAACATGCCCAGTCAACGGAGCCTGCGCCGGCGAAGCATTCGACCTAGCAAAACAAGGCGAAGTACACGGCATCTGGGGCGGCACCACACAGGCCTACAGAGAATCAATAGTCGGCAAAAACCGCAAAGCATGGTGGCAACATGACTGGTAAACGCATCTACAACACAAACGCATGGAAAGAACTACGCCGGCGAGTACTAGAAGAAGAGCAGCACATCTGTCATTGGTGCGGCAAAAAAGCAACACAAGTAGACCACCTCATCGAGATCGACAGAGACCCCGAATTAGCCCTAGAACGCTCAAACCTTGTCGCATCATGCCAACCCTGCAACAGCCGGCGTGGGAACGCTTACAGGGCAAAAAAACAGGCTCAGAAACGACTACAGAGGGACACACCGAACGCCGCATTTTTTGGGTCGGACAAAACCCCTAC